CATTAGGTGCAAGTGGTTTCTTAGCTGGATTTATTGCAGATTCAAGATACCCAACCGCAACTGGTGACGGTACATTCAAGAGAATTGTTGTACAAAACAATACTCAAGACTTTGCTAACTCTGACTACTACGCATATTTGTTAGGTATATTAACATTCGCAAACCCAGAATCAACAAATATCAATGTATTTGCAACTTCAAGTATCGACTACGTTAATAATAGTAATTTGGTTGAAGAAGCGATTGACATGGTTCAGTTTTCAAGAGCTGACTCAGTTTATATCTGTACAACACCTGACTATAACATGTATCTTCCAGATTCAACTGACGCTCAAGCGGTAATTTACCCACAAGAAGCAGTTGATAATCTTGATAATACAGGAATTGACTCAAGTTATACGGCAACATACTACCCATGGATTCTTGTAAGAGATACTGTTAATAATACACAGATTTACATACCACCTACAGGTGAGGTTTGTAGAAACTTAGCACTTACAGATAACATTTCATTCCCATGGTTCGCATCTGCGGGTTATACGAGAGGTCTTGTAAATTCTGTTAAAGCGAGAGTTAAACTAACACAAGAAGATAGAGACACTTTATATCAAGGTAGAATTAACCCAATTGCAACTTTCTCAGACGTAGGAACTGTAATTTGGGGTAATAAAACACTACAAGTTGCAGACACGGCACTTAATAGATTGAATGTAAGAAGACTTCTTTTACAGGCAAGAAAATTAATCTCCGCAGTTGCTGTAAGATTGTTGTTCGAACAAAATGATCAAATCGTAAGACAACAGTTCTTGGATAGTGTGAACCCAATTTTGGATTCAATTAGAAGAGATAGAGGTTTGTATGACTTCAGAGTTACTGTATCATCTTCAGTAGAAGATTTGGATAGAAACACTTTGAACGGAAGAATCTACTTGAAACCAACGAAAGCTCTAGAGTTTATTGAAATTGAATTCTTTATCACTCCAACAGGAGCTTCGTTCGAAAACATATAAGTTCACTCGGACAAATTTCAAACCCCTCCTTAGTGAGGGGTTTTTATTTTATTTATATTTATTGGTATGAATTACGTAATTTCGGAAAATAGATTAAATAATTTGATGCAAAAGTATTTTGATAAAAATTTTAACCCTAATGATATGGACTATTATTATGTTGGTTACGAAGAAGATGAAGAGGGTAATGAAATTGGGAATGACAATGCAATAGCCTTTTACAAAAAAAGTGATAATCAGGATGTGGATGTTATTTTTAGATATTATAAATGTGAGTACTTTAATGAAGATGCACATGTGATGAGGCAAGTATGTCCTATACTTTCATTCGAAAAAGATCACACCGACAATCTGAACGGATATTTTAGTGATATGTGGAAAGAATTTGCAAGAAAATGGGTTCATGATAATTTCAATTTATCACCTAAGACAATAGAATAATAATCAATATATTTATAGTTATGTTAAAAATTGTAAAAGAAGGATTCAAAGACGAGACAACCCCAAACATGAAGTATTATGCTTTCGATTGGGATGATAACATTGTTAAAATGCCAACCAAAATTATTCTAAAGAATAATGAAGGTGATGAGGTTGGCATGGGAACCGAAGATTTTGCTAAGTATAGAGAGGTTATAGGTAAAGAACCATTTCAATTTGAGGGTGAAACTATTGTAGGGTATGCTGAAAACCCTTTCAGAAATTTCAGAACTGATGGAGATAAACAATTCATCATTGATGCTATGAAAGCTGAAGTTGGACCGGCATTTGAGGACTTCAAAGAAGCGATTAACAACGGATCTATTTTTTCAATAATAACAGCAAGAGGACATAATCCTAATACATTAAAACAGGCGGTTTATAATTACATCGTTTCTGGGTTCAATGGTATTGATAAAGAACAACTACTAAAAAATCTAAAAAAATACAGGTCGTTTGTGGGTGAAGATGAAATGAGTGATACCGAATTGATTAAATCTTATTTGGAACTAAATAAATATCACCCCGTGAGTTATGGTGATGAGAAGGGTGCAACAAATCCTGAAATCGCCAAAGTAATGGCTATGGATGATTTTGTAAGTTATATTAAAGGAATGGCTGCATTATTAAATAAGAAAGCTTACTTAAAAAAGGATCTAGGTAATAAATTCATACCCCAGAAGCCAACAATAGGATTTTCAGATGATGATATTAAGAATGTAATGGTAATGAAGAAACATTTTGAAGATAAACCAGAAAAACTAGTTAAGACATATTCTACTGCAACCGGTAAGAAACTGGAACTAGATCAATAATCAAAAATAAATAATAAAAAGTCAATAGAAATATTTTTCAAAGACGCATATTTATAACATATAAACGAAGTGTAAAAAATTAATAATATGGCTGATTTACTCATGAAAATGCCCCTTCCCTACGAACCTAAACGTCAGAATAGATTTATTTTGAGGTTTCCGTCGTCGTTGGGTATCAACGAATGGTTCGTAGAATCTGCGGCTCGTCCACATATAACAATTAATCCGGTAGAAATACCTTTCTTGAATACATCAACTTTTGTGGCTGGTAGATTCAATTGGCAGACAATCCCTTGTGTGTTTAGAGACCCAATTGGTCCTTCGGCATCACAAGCCTTAATGGAATGGGTTCGTCTTTGTGCTGAGTCTGTAACAGGTCGTATGGGTTATGCTGCAGGTTATAAAAAAGACGTTGACTTGGAGATGTTGGACCCAACAGGAGTTGTAGTAGAAAAATGGATTCTCTACGGAACTTTCTTGTCTGATGTGAACTTCAATTCTTTGGCTTACAATACTGATGGATTGGCAACAATTTCGACAACACTTCGTATGGATCGTTGCGTACTCGTTTACTAATACTATTTAGAAAAAATCAAGAGTTTTTATATTTAACCCTAAAGGATAATAAACTTTAGGGTTAATTTTTTTATATGGAAGAACAATCAAGAGAATATGGTCAGATGAATATGACTTTACCACATGACGTGGTACCTTTACCTTCACAGGGTGTATTCTACAAAAACAAGAAAAAAAGTGTTAAAGTTGGTTATCTAACTGCTGCAGATGAGAATATCATTATGGCTGGAGGTAACGAAACCGCTTTGAATTTAGTAAGAGCTAAATTATATGAACCAGACTTGAAACCTGAAGATATGTTGGAGGGTGATGTAGAATCAATTCTTATCTTTTTAAGAAATACTGCGTTTGGGCCAGAATTAAATCTTACTGTTACAGATCCAACAACACAAAAACCATTCAAAGTTTCAACAAGATTGGATGAATTACCTATAATTAATGGTCAAGAACCAAATTCAGATGGAACCTTTAGTGTTACTCTTCCTAAAAGTGGGATGAGTGCAAAAATAAAACCATTAACGTATGGTGAAATAAGTGAGATATCAAAAATTATTGATTCATATCCACAAGGTAGGGTTGCACCAAGAGCAACGTTAAAACTTCAAAAACAAGTAGTTGAACTAAACGGTAATCAAGATAAGGGATATATTGTAACTGAAATTGAAAAACTTCCTATTGCAGATTCTAAGTTCATAAAGAAATTTATGGAAGAGAACGAACCAAGACTTGATCTACAAAAAATTATAACAGCCCCATCAGGAGAAAAACTAACAGTAAATGTTGGTTTTGGGGCAGAATTCTTTCGCCCTTTCTTCTGATTATAGGCAAGGACAATTAAATGAGTTTTATTATTTGACAACATTAATGAAAATAGGTTGGGATGATTTTAATAAAATGCCAATTTTTGTTAGAAAGTTTCTATTAGATAAATGGGTTGAAGATAATAAGAAGGGCTGAAAATTCAGTCCTTCTTCTATTTATAAGTAAAAGTAACAAACATGGATCCAAATCTGGATAGTATGTCAGAAAATCTGGACAAGTATACCAAAAGTTTATTTGATATGGATAGGGCTTTTAGAGCCGCCTTCCAGAACATGACCACTATGGCGACAGACCTCAATGCAAAATTCACTCAAGGTAGGGAAAGGATAACCGAAATGAATTATGCGATTGCTCAGACAGGTCCGGCTTTGGTGAGACTGGGTGGTGAAATAACAGATGCGGGAAAAGTACTTG